TTAAAGAGTTTATGGCTATTTATGGAATTATTGATATTAAAATGAGGATGTTGCTTTTGGATGAATTGAAAAAAATACAAGGTTTCCCAAAAAACTACGAATTAAAAGGCACACAAACAGACCAAAAAAAGCAAATAGGAAATGCGGTCGTTCCTTTGGTTGCGCAAAGATTGGTAGAAGCAAATTTCAAATCAATTAGTGAATTATCCGTTGCAATATGAGTAAACACTATCAACCAAACGGAAAAGAATATCTGTTTGTTATTAAAAAAGACAATGAAATACAGGTGTATATCGGGACAGAAAAAGGATTGAAAGGTTTGGGAAAACTTGAAGTTTTGAATAAAAAAGAAGATTACGATATTAATAATTTGAATTTAAAACAATACGTATGAAAGCATTGACGGTCAAACAACCTTATGCCACACTTATAGCGAGAGGCATTAAAGACATTGAAAATAGAACATGGAAAACAAATTTTAGAGGTAAGATTTATATTCATGTTTCAAAAGAAGTAGTAAAAGAGCATTGGGGAATATTGAAAGGCAAACAATACGAAGTAGTCAAAAAATTAGTATTGGAAAATAAATTAGATTATTACTTTCCGGATTTGCCATTTGGAGCTATAATAGGAGAAGTTGAAATAGTTGATTGTGTTATCAATCACCCGAGTATTTGGGCTGAAAAATCATTTAGACATCAAGCAAACGAATCAAATCCTGATGTAGATGATGATTTTATTATCAACAATTGGGTACTTGCAAATCCAATTCTCTACGACAAACCAATCCTTAACATCAAAGGAAAACTCTCACTTTGGAAATTTGATGACGGTGATTTAAGTCATCTCATGTCGATAATGAGATTAAATAAATCGGATTATGCAGGAGAAAATTCAATATTTGGATTGGAAGAACCTAAGGATCTGTAATGAATGAAATACTCACATATCAAGAAACACTTCCAGACCAATTTCAAAGGTTTAATGATATGTTGGATGCTTATTACAGATGTTTGGAAAGTGGTAATGTAGAAGATGCGATTGTAATTTATCACGAACATTTGGTGAATTGTAGGAAATTGATTGATAACCTACTCAACATTCAATTAGTAATTTGTGAAATGAAAATAAAGAATAGATATGCAAACTAAACTATTTGACATACCGCAAAAAGAGAAAAGTACCAACAAATGTAAAACCTGCGAACACTTCCAAAGATGGGAGTGTAATAGTAAAATATTCTTTTACTGTGGAATCAGGAAAAGTAACAGAACATCTAACAAACAACAGAAAATAAAAGCAAATCAAACAGCGTGCGAAAATTATAAAAACGTTTAACCAATAATCACAAAAATGAATACAAATGAAATTTTAAAATCGTTCGACAAAATTTTAACAGTAGTAATATCATCCTATTTGATATTATTACTTTTATTTGGAATTATTCTCTTTTTTTCGTCATGTGAAAAAGACGTACATACAAGAGAGATTGAAGTAAAGTATGATTCTGAAGATAACATTGTTAAAATGGAAGGTCAATGGGTTCAATCTATCAATTTAGATACATGGGAACCGGCAAATGATAGTTTTGGTATTTGGCATAATTCTAACTTTTTATTTATCAAAAGCAATAAATATAAAATATTAGACGTGAAAGTGTTATCTTTGGCTACTTATACAACCATTACGGACAATACAGCACACGTGTATATACCTAACATGGAAAACTATATGAACGATTTGGATGTTTTTAACTTAATAATTGAAGTAAGATGAAAAAAATATTAATTTTGTTTTCGATTTTGTTTTTATCTTGCTCAAAAAACAAAACAACATATCTTGATGATACAATTGGAGGATGTTCAGTAGCATTAATAGAAATAGATGGATGTGAATATTTAATCATAGACAATAGAACAATTAGTCATAAAGGAAATTGCAAGTACTGTAATAACTCTAAAAAAGAAATTGATTCTTTAAAAACAGAACTAAAAAACTGCGAGGATGCTGTGTATGTTTATGAGAAAGAAAACGATAGTTTATTTTGGAATAAATAGTTTGTAAATATAAAATTACTATATTTGCAAATATTAAGTCCACGCTTGTGGCAGGTTATTTATAACCTTTTAAATTTAAGTCCTTTAAAAAAGGCGAAATAGCATATAATTTTCTGATTTGTTGAGCCATACCGGTTTAATTGATTAATACTTTCCGCACGTGTGATTGCGTGCGGTATATCGCGGGATAGCTTAAAGGTAGAGCACGAGATTCATAACCTCGTAGGTGCTGGTTCAATTCCGGTTCCCGCTACAAAATTCCAGACAGAAAGTAAAACTAACAGATTTCAAGTTTTAGCGGAAGTTTTTAAAGAAATCTATTTTAATTATTTATGATAATGGATAATAGTGAAGCAATGAGCGAAATAAAACACATAGAACTTCCAATAGATAAGATTATACTTTTGGATGAGAATCCGAGAGATATAAAAGAAGCCGACTTACAGAAGTTGGCAAAGGATATTGAAAGTGATCCTACATTCTTACATCAACGTCCATCGCTTATTAACTTGGTTGATGGGAAGTATATTTGTTATGCAGGAAGTCAAAGAATTAAGGCACAAAAACTATTAGGATATAAAACTGCTATTTGTTTTGTTCAGGAAAACGTTCCAGATAAGTTGCAAAATGAGCGAATGCTTAAAGATAACTTACATCGTGGCGTGTGGAACCAAGATAAACTTTTAGACCTTGATTTTGAGTTATTCGAGTTAAAAGAATTCGGTTTTGAAGATTTCCAATTAAACGTTTTCACAGATGATGTAGAATTAGAAGAAGATGATTTTCAAGTTGTATTACCCGCAGAACCAAGAACAAAACCCGGAGACTTATACGAATTAGGAAAACACAGACTTTTATGTGGGGATTCTACAAGTTCAGAAGATGTAGCAAAACTAATGAACAACGAAAAGGCTCAACTTATTTTCACGGATCCTCCTTACAACGTAGATTATAAATCTGCATCCGGTAATTCTTACGATTCTACAAAATACGGAGGTACCGGCGGTCAAATATTCAATGATAATAAAACCGACGAAGATGCTACCGAATTTTATACTGCAGTATTAAAAAACCTTTACGAATATTCAACTGATAATTGTCCAATATACTGGTGGTACGCATCGCGAAACTATCATTTAAATCACGAAGCATTTATTCGTAACAACTGGCATATTTCCCAAAATGTAATTTGGATTAAAGAAAATATGGTTTTCGGACAAGGTCAAGATTTCCATAGATGTTATGAACCGGTATTATTTGGTTGGAAAAAAGGAAATAAACATTTTGTTGCTCGTGGCATCAATAACTTGAAAGACGTGTTTACGCTCAATAATGAAGATTACAGAGATGGTTTTCAAGAATTACTTGACGTTTGGTATGAGAAAAGAGACAATACGAATACCTACGTACACCCAACACAAAAACCGATAAGACTTGCCGAACGTGCATTGAAAAAACATTCACTTCGTAAGTTTATCGTTTTAGATCTATTTGGAGGTTCCGGTTCTACTCTACTTGGATGTGAACAATCAAACAGATGCGCTCGGTTAATGGAACTTGACCCAAAATACAATGACGTGATTGTGAAACGATATGTATCGTACTGTAAATCAAAAGGCATTTCATATTTAGTAAAATTAAACGGAGTTGATATTTCAAACGAAAGTTGGTTGACTTAATAATATTATTTTTGTGGGTTTATAAAATCACCACAAAATGACAATACAAAAATTTAAAATGTACATCGAATATTTAAAAAGAAAATTAAAACGCCGTAAGGAAGCATTCAGAGATATCGAGGATAAAATAAATTCAGGTATTGCTTCAAATCTTGACAAACAGAAATACGCAGAACTAAAAGGGCGTATTGAAGAGTTAGAAGATGATCTGGATGCTGCCGAAGGGATGCTAACCGAAGAATCGGTTAAAATCGGTAGTAATGAGCAAAGGGAATCCTAACATATCAAAACTTGGTGAAAAAACAAGATTTTCAAAAGACAATCAACCTGAAGTATCAGGTTCGAAAGGTAAATCCATTACCCAGTATTTGAAAGAATTGGGTAATGGTAATGTTGTAGAATTCGAACTCACAATCACAAAGGCTAATAACGAAAAGAAAAGCATAAAACAAAAAGTTGAAAGTGCATCAACTCTCAATCAATTAATTGCAAGTAGATTATTTGCAGATGCGCTCAATGGAAATTACACAGCAATTCGTGAAGTACTTGACCGATTAGAAGGCAAGTCTATACAAAGCATGGATATTACATCTGACGGTAATGAGTTAGGTGCGGTCATTATATTACCAAGTAATAACAGAGATGCAGAATGAAGTGGATTATAATCTTTTTAGCAATGATAGTTAATCAAATTACACCACAGATAGGGTTTCAATACGACTTTTTGAGTAGTCCTGCTGATATAGTTATCGGTGGTGGTTCTGCAGGTGGTGGAAAATCGGTTGCGTTGTTATTAGATGCTTCAAGGCACACGAATATATCAAAGTATGGAGCTGTAATATTCAGGCGAACTACAACTCAAATTCGCAATCAAGGCGGTTTATGGGATGAATCAACAATATTCTATCAACCGGTAGGAGCCAAACCTACGGAAACAAAACTTACATGGACATTTCCATCTGGCTCAAAGATTAAATTCGCACACCTTGAGCACGAAAAAAACAAGTATGATTATCAAGGTGCTCAAATACCTTTCATTGGTTTTGACGAATTAACACATTTCACATTTACACAATTCTTTTACTTACTTTCACGAAATAGGTCGGTAACGGGTATTCGACCTGTTATTCGTGCTACTTGCAATCCTGATCCTGATAGTTGGGTTGCTGATTTAATTTCATGGTGGATAGAACAAGATGCCAATTCCAGAAATTATGGTTATCCAATTCCTGAAAGATTAGGAAAATTGAGATACTTTACAAGACACAAAGGCGAATTTATTTGGGGCGATACCGTAGATGAAGTATATCAAAAAGCAAAACATACAATAGACGAGCAGTTGAACTCAAGTGAAGGTAGTATAGTAAGTGATTTGATTAAGTCAGTTACATTCATACCGGGAGATGTTTACGGCAATAGAAAACTGCTTGAAAAAGACCCTGGTTATTTGGCAAACCTTTTAGCATTGGATGAGAATGAGCAATTGAGACTTTTGAAAGGAAATTGGAAAATAAAAGTAGGTGGAGATGATTTGATAAATTATACCAAGATGCAGGATATGTTCACAAATACATTTGTGCAACGAGGTAAAAAGAAAATAACAGCGGATATTGCATTTCACGGTGCTGATTTATTTATAATAGCAGTATGGGAAGGTAAATACATGATTGATTTGATATTTATGCCAAAGTCAGAACCCGATGTAGTTGAAAAAAAGATAAAAGAAATTGCTAATAAATACGGAGTGCCACGTTCAAGAATTGCATATGATGCCGATGGTATTGGTTCTTATTTACGTGGATACTTGAAAGATGCAAAGCCGTTCAATGGTAATGCTTCTCCAGTTGAACTACAAGAAGCTAAAGGACAAAAACAGAGAGAGGAGAAACTACAAAAAAAAGAAAATTACCAAAACAGAAAAACACAATGTTATTTCAGATTGGCAGATGCTATTCATAACGATGAATATTACATTGCTGAAAATGTAGCAAATATGATATTGCCAAATGGAAATACTGTTAGAGCTGAATTTGAAAGACAGAGAAAAGCAATAAAAAAAGTAATTGACGATGCTAAATTGAAAATTAACAAAAAAGCAGAACAAAAGATATATCTCAGTGGCGATTCACCCGATTTGCTGGACGTAACTATGATGAATGAATATTTAGATTTAATAGGAGAATCAAACAAAATTATGACTTACGGAACTTTATAAAAATGAATACAACTACAATTCAACAAGCAGTTAACACTAATGATGCGTTAGAGTTACTAAAACATTTGAAAAACAATCTTAGCGATATGAGTAATATCGATAAATTGAATTTTACAGGCTCAAAAAAAAATATTGATATACGAAACCCCGAACAAAAATTATTAAAAATATCAGAACAAATTCAGTTGCAGTACAAAGATTTGCTATTTAACACTAAAAGTTTTCTTATTGATGGCATTACAGGCCTCATTGCCACACTTGAAAACGAAATGGCAAACATTGACACTTTTAAAAAGTATAACGTTGAATATGACACGGAAAAAAATCTAATCAAATATGAAAGCGAATGGGTTACAAACGAATTAGACCAAAACAAAAAACCAATCAATGGAGTTGTAGCAGTATCATTCAGTTCACAAGAGTTGAGAGTTTATACATTCAATAGAGTAATTTCAATTGAAGTGCTTTTAGCAACAAACAAAGCGATCTATAATGACTATAAGGCAACTTTCGGAACTAATATAGACGTAAAAGCATCACCTATTTTAGAGTGTAAAGTAACTGTAAAAACAAGCTAATGATTAAAAATATAGTTCAAAAAATACATTTCCTCATTAGAGGTAACAAGCCATTAGGAGCGCCAACGTTAAGACAATTCAGAAAATTGACCGTTAGGCAAAGACAAAATTTGAGAATTGTTGTAAACGGAAAGGATATATCAGTTATGGCACATCTAAGAAAAATGTCGGATAAGTTGCCAATAATGAGATGGGAAAACGGTCAATTGGTAAACCACGAAAAAGAATTGAAAGAAAACTACATGTACGATGGATTTGACGGAGTAGCAAATTATTTGAAGCAAATAGATAAAGCAACTAAAAAAGGTGCAACGAACATCAAAGAATCTAATTTAAAAAAAGTCTAATATAAATTTAAACCAATGACAAAACAAGAACGAATCAGCGCCATTGCCGAAATGATAATCAATGGAAAAACAAAAAACGAAATTATCTCTTTTGCAAATGAGCAAAAATGGGATGTTTCAGAAAAAACCATTAACGGCTACATCACAGAGGCAAACAAATTGAATGCAAATCAAGAAGTAAATCTTGACGATGACCAAGAACCTGCAAATGAAAGTGTAGTTTCGAACGTTGAAGTTACTGATATTGAAGTAAATCTTGACGATGACCAAGATGTTAATAATGAGGTATTAGATAATCTCTTTATTGAAGCCGAAAATAGAAAAATTGAAGTTTCATCTTTGAAAGAAAAAGCAAAAGATGAAGCAGATTTCATTGAACTTTTACAAAAAGAAATAAAAGAATTTGACGAAAAAGAGGAACTGAAATTATCTCAAGAAAATGAGAAAGCAAAAGCTGCTGAATTAATCATTCAAGCCGAAAATGAGTACCGTGAGAAAGACGAAAAAAACATTAAATCCATTCACAATGTGTTGAATACTTTAATTGAAAAATTAGAGATAGCCATTGAACATCGTAGAATTTCTGGAAGGTCAATCACAAGATTAGTTTCAGTAAAAAAAGAAGCCGTTAATAATTTGAATAAATACGTTAAATAAATGTTGGTATTTGAAGCATACGATAAAAAGTGTAGGATGGCGAGTGACTGGGAGGATGTAACCCTTTCACAAGCGATTGAAATTAATAAAATATGTAATGAGTTTCCCAAAGAGATTAAAGACATCTATGGATTGATTGTAGGTAAACAGTCAGACGAGGTAAAGAATAAAATAATCGAAATAGAAAACGCATTATCAGATGAATTGAAATCAAAAACATTGCCTGCACTTTACGGTCGTATCATTCAAGTATTATCAGATGTCCCGGAACATATAATGAGGCTTTGGACACCTGCAGAGCGTACTGCTTTTTATTTAGATTACGCTTTCAAATTTGTGTTAGGAATAATGTTTATGCCGTTTGACTACAAGCAAAAAAATATCATTAAATTCAATCACGAAGAGGTAAATTATTACTTGCCGGAAACAACACAAATATTAAATCAGCACAAACCTATGGCTCATACTACTGCTATTGAATTTACTGAAGTGGCAGATTTGGAAATAGCATCCAAAGATTTACAAGGTGGTAAATTTGAAAGAGCTGCAAATATTGTATCAATATTATGTAGACCAAAGGACGAAGTGTATAATGAAAACACATCATTAAGTAGAGTTGAAAGTTTTATGAAATTGCCAATGGATGTGGTTTGGGAAGTTTTTTTTTGTTTTATAGAACCTTTGATACTTTACAATCAACGCACCCTCATATCTTCTCTAAAAGAAAAGGTGGAACTGTTAAAAAAAACCCATTAAGAATTTACGGATGGTATGCTCACATCGTTGAGGTGGCACAAACAGGTGCGTTAGGAAAACTAAAAGAAGTAGAGCAATCTAATATGTGGGATTTTATGAATGTCCTTACAATTATAAGGGCTCAAAGCGAATATCAAAATCAAATCTAATGCTAAATTTAAATACATTAAAACAATACTTCAAAGCAACGGCAAAAATTGTCGGAATAAATGAATTTAGGCACGGATGGATTTCATCATTAAACGAAGATGTAGGTTATGATTTGATGCTATTCACGCCGCCAAAAAACATTAAAAAACAAGGGGATAAAAGTTATAAGTATTTTGATATTAAATTCTACATACTTGACCTTGATAATGATTTTACGGAAGAGCAGAGAGATGAAATGTGGACTAAGCTTGAATACAAAGCCGATAAGTTCATAGATAAGATACTTGAAAACAAAACAGACTTTGCGATGGTAGGCGAACGTCTGATTGAATACGATGAAGACTCAATAAATAATGACGATTGCATTTGGGTTGAATGCAACGTTCAGTTGAGAGTGTTAAGTTGTGGTGTGCCAACTGAAATACCAATACCATGAACTTGCAACATGATTTAATGGTAATAGCAAAATACCTAGAGCATGAACTGATAAGTGAGTTAATCGATAGAGACATCATAGCATCTGAAGATTTAAAAAAAAGTGTTGAGGTAAAAGTGTTAAAGACAGTTGAAGGATTAGTTATTCAAGGAAGGTATATGTATTACGGTATTTTTGTTGAAACAGGTCGTAGGGCAAAAGTTAAGAAAGTACCGATAGATGCATTGATAAAATGGATTAAGGACAGGAAGATAAATTTAAAAGGGAAAAAAGAGAGAGATGTAGCATTTGCTATACAGCACGGAATATGGAAAAAAGGAATAAAACCAAGAAGGTGGCAAACTGAAACCATTGATAAAAACGAAAACAGAATTGCGATAGATATAGAAGAAATAATAGGTAAAACACTTTCATTAATCATAGAAAATATGATAACAAGAGTGCAAAAAAACATTAAACCGGCATCATGATAACAATAGTAAACACACCCGAACCCATAGCATCTGCCTATTTGATTGGCGGTGTTTTATTTGATGTTGTTAGTTCTGCAACGGCAAGTGATTTAAAAATAAAAGCAGTCATCTATTGTAAAAAAGAGAATAGCAACACTTGGGAAAGAATTGGCGTTAAGAGGCAAAAAAAATACGAAAGTCAAAATTATTTCAGATTCAACATCGCAAGTTTTTTACAAGCAAAGTTGACGTATGATTATTTTGCTAATTCTGTAAATGAGATTGTAGTTCCAACCGTAGGATCATTCATTGAATACAAAGTAGAGTTCTTTGAAGAATACATGGATGTAAATGGAGAAGTTCAATTGTATGATAGTGCCTTATCTAATGGTTGGAAAGCTGTAAATAAAACGATACAAAAAAACGAACCTCAAAGTATGAGTAATCATATAATGGAGTTTGAAAATGAAGGTAACGCAAAGTTTCTCACAAAAAAACCTTTCATCACTTTAAGAAAAGGCGAACAAGAGCAATTGAGTTTTTTAACGACATTATGGTCCGTAGATGCTGTAATAGAAGTGACCAAAGCAGACGGCATTGTTATTAATCGTTTTATCTATGAAAATTTTACTGATATATATTCAAATTTTCCTTTTAGTCTTTACGTAACAAAAGAATGGTTTAAAACGATAAATGTAGGAATTGGGAGCGGTTACAATAACTACCAGTCAGAACCATATTCAATAAAATTAAGTGAAATAGATGACAGACTAATTTCACCTCTTCTATTTTCATCAAAATCAATAAGGTTTTGGGCAAAAGCAAATCCAAACTTTACCACATCATATTATTATCCGAAATTAATTGTTGAAGGTTTAAATATGTCAGGTGTATGGGAAGAATTGTATAATGACACCCCATTCACAGGTGGAGAGACTATAGATATATTTAACGGAAATCTATACCGTAGATATTTATGGAGAATGACGAATGAAAACTATGGAGCAATCTTAATTGATGATATTAGTATCCCTAACTATATTAGGGTAGATATACATCCTTACAATCGTGCAACACTTTGCATTAAAGATATATTTGACGAAGGAGATATAAAAGCAGAAGTTTACATTACTGATACAAGCGAAGAAAGTAGAGTTTGTGAAAAAATAACAATCTACCCTGATTTTGAGTGTCTTGAAAAGCCTGTACGATTTGCGTTCTTAAATTCAGACGGTGGGATTGACCATTTTACTTTCAAAGGAAGTAGAAAAACCAGAACATCAATATCCCGCACTCTCTATGAGAAACAATTATCATCAGGGTTCAGTTCGTATGAAAGGGGAAAATCAACATTAAAAGTAGAAGCCGACAGAGTATTCGAGGCGTGGACTGGCTTTGAAACAGAAGATACTTTGACGTGGCTAATGGAATTGTTTGAGTCTCAAGAAGTATTTGTTGTAGAGAATGGTGTTTTGACACCTGTTAATATTACAACTAAAAGTGCAACACCTTATGACGAAGGTAAATTGCAACAACTTGAAATAACATACGAATTGTCTAATCCAAGAATTGTTCAGAATGGTTGATGTGAAAATTAGAATAAACGGACAAATAATTGATTACGATGATGTGATTCCTATCAGTTATTCTATTGCTGACATCAACCAAATAGGGGTTAGAAAAAATGCGACGACCAAAACATTAAAAGCACCGGCAACAAAAAGAAATCAGTTAATATTTGGATTTCCAGAAGATATAAATTCAGTAGAATATATCAATCAAAACCAATTATACACCGGAGAGATTGAAAGCGATGGTTCTTTGCTATTGGATGGATACGTAAAGTTTATAAAACCTATAAAAAAGAAATCTACTGAATATCATTTCATAATCATTGGCGATAATGGTAATTGGACAACGAATCTTGACAATAATAAATTGTCAGAAATTGACTTGTCAGACCAAAACCACGCATACACAAAAGAAAATATTGATTTAGCTGAAAACATTTCAAATGATAGGATGTATTCATATCCCATCATTAATAGAGGTGATTTTGGAGACTTATATATTATAAACGTGATTTGGTTTGTAATAAATTCTGCTAAACTATACTATGAAGGAGAAATAGAAACTTCAGGATTTACTCAAGGCGACACTTTGAAATTGTACGGATTTTTCAGTTTACTCAATGGAGATGATATGGGTGAGTTTCAGGGATTCTATAATTCATCAGGAGCAGATGCAAACGGAAATTACATTGTTATTACAATTGAAGGAGACAATGGAGAATACGAACAATTTAACGGAAATGGCTTTATACATTTTGACATAGGTAATCCAACGGTAAGAGTAACAGATAGAGTTCCTGCCATCAATATTAAAAAATTACTGTATCGTATTTTTAAAAATGCAGGTTACAAAGTTGTTTCACATTTTTTTGAGAATTATGGCAGTAAACTTTTTATGTTGAAGGATAGGAATGATTTCCTTACTCAACCTGAAGAATTTTACACAAATCAGGAAATGAGAGCATTTTCTACCATTAACATTGTGATGTCTGTTGATGATACTGATCCTACATTCTACGCGTATTATTATGGTTATTATTGGTTGATGGTCAAGTGGAAAAAACTACGTTTCAATACAGACGAAAGTGATAATTTAGACTTATTTAATACAAGTACATACGAATATACCGTTGCTCAAAATGGCAAACAAATATTTAGATTCAACACTAAAATTAATGCCATACCGGTAGGTCGTGGAAGACTTGGAATAATTAAAGAAACATCTGACGGGACAAAACACATTATCGTAGTAAAAGATTTGCTCAATACTACTGAACCGGCAATCAATCACGAAATGAATATGAATACCGGTTGGATAGATGTAGAAGTTGGTGAAAAGTATTTTGTTGCATTTTCACATTGGACTTATGAGACTGGTGAAACGGATAACGTATGGACCTTCTTACATCAAGATACGGAATTTACAAATGAAGTTCAAAAAGAAAATATACGATACGGAAGTACTGTGTATCTGAATAGATACCTACCGGATGACATTACAGAACTTGAATATTTGAACGCATTGAAGCACTTATTCAATCTCTATGTGCTTACTGATACAGCACGAAAACAAGTAATTATTGAAACAAGAGATAGGTTTTACACAAATGTTACGACAAATTGGACAGGAAAATTGGACGTTGATAAACCTATTGAAATACAAGAGATTGACGTTCCTTACAAAAAACAACAGCTATCTTATAAGAGTGATAGTAGTGATGCGTTTGTTGAGAAATTAAATGAGATTTCAGGAGTAGAATTACATTCTAAAACAGTTGATTTCAGAAATGTTTTTGCAAAAGACGAAGTAAATGTGGACAGCAACAATTTATTTGCACCCACATTCATGGATTATATCAATCAGAGTGCTGTAAAACTTACCCACAATAAAATACCTAAAATATGGGACGAACAAAATAGAGGTACGTATCCGCAAAATAGGGTAATATTTGAGCCAAGAATACTTTTTTATGAAGGTGTAGTTACGTTGGAGCAAGGCGAATATTGGAATTGGGAAGGTATTGAAAGAACAGAATTGCCACTTTTTTACAGTTTGAAAGATACCGAATTTAATTATAATTCTTTGGCGTTTTCAGACAATGAAAAAGCTATCGGATTAAGCCAACGGTATTACGCAAGTACATTCAAAGAGATGAAAGAAAGTAGATTGTATATTGCTTATCTCAAACTTACACATATAGATGTCGCTAGGTTTGCAATGATAGATAATGAAAATAGAGATTTTAGAGGTGGATTTTTCATTGATATCAATAACGAAGGTGCCTATTTCAGAATCAATGAAATAAATGATTACCGAGCCGATAACAATGATAGTACAAAAGTTGAACTAATAAAAATTGTTGACAAAGGATTTGTGCCTCAATATCCAATCTCAAAATTTGAATGTTCTAATCTAATTACAGATGAACAAGTGCAACAAGGCGATTTGCTTAACTTCGGTATAAGTATTACAAATATCGGCGGTCAAACAGCCACTGCACATTATATAGTTGAGATTGCAGGTTATGGTCAAGTTGGCTCTTTTGACGTTACGTTAAACGGCGGTCAAACAGCCATAGTAAACCAATCTATAACAGTTCCTTTAACTATTCAAAACGGAAGTGATATTCTAATAGTTAAATGTGAGCAATATGAAACTTTGTGTCAATCTGAATTTTACGTACAGCAATGTACATTACCNGGAAATATAAACTTTGTCAATCTCTCACTAAACCCNGAACCAAATCAATTGCAAACAGGAAGTAATCTTAATGTTTCAATTGAATTTACAAATACAGGATGCCTTGCAACGAATTGCAATCTCAATTTAGTAATCAAAGGAACCACATCGGGTACAATTTACAATTCACAAGTATTATCTATCAATTTACAAGGAGGTCAATCCAATATCTTTACTCATATATTTCAAAATTTGCCACACGGAGAAGGTTCAGGCGAAACTTTGGAACTTGTTATTACAGGTTGTTATAATCATTCCGAAATACTCTATGTTCCAAATGTAAACCCAAACATCCCACCGTTATTAGTTGATGTTACACCCGATGATAATAGTATCAATTTCAATACAGATGGAATTTTCTATTTGGTATTTGATGTTCCAATTTTCACTGGTTCGGGTACTTTTAGAATCATAAACACAAACACAGGATCTGTTGTAGCATCAATAAGTCCCAATGATATTACGCAATGTTCTATCAATGCAAATCAAGTAGTAATTAACCCAACTATAACATTAGCATCCAACACAAACTATCATATTAAAATAGATGAAGGTTTTGTTAAAAATGGAAATAACGTAAATTATGCAGGAATAAACAACTCGACAGATTGGAATTTTACAACGGGTGCCATTACGCAGGTTCTTACTGTTTATAATACACTTGGAAATAATATTATTACTCCAATTATCCCTAATTCTCCTTTTGTTGGTATTGCAACAAACTATACAGAGGCAAACCATAACAATATTCAATCAGGACTGATGTTCCCAAATATAAAAAAACCGGAAATAGAGAACTATTTTAGATCGTATTGGATTAACGGAACGGAATTAGTATTTGAAACAGGGATAAAAAGAGCTTTAATATCTTTTGATACATCTGCAATTCCTGATAATGCAACAATAGTAAGTGCAGAATTGAAATTATATATCACAGAAACAAATACAGGTATAGTTGTATTAAAAGGTTTATTCGACGATGTCCCTGAGGGAATAGAATTTAGTTCATTCGCATTACCTGAAATCGGTGAAAAAGATATTTTAATTACCGGTTACAATTCAATTTTTATTAATACTTCAGAAATCAATAAAACAGGATGGACAAGATTAATGTTTAGAGAAAAACTACACGATTTTCTTAATGAACCATTACTGCAACCTGGAAATTGGGATGATGTTTCATATAAAACTGTTATCAATATGAGTGATGACACCTACCCAAAATCATATATAAAAATCACATATCAATATTAAAATGAAAACAGTAGGATTTAATATAAAAATATTAGGCACAGAAAGTCAAATACAGCGACTTGGTGAGATTGAAAAATCATTACAAGCAGTTGCTGTGCGACGTAGAGAATTAAACCAAACTGTTAATGAGGCAAAATCATATTTAGCAACATACAATAATGATCTAAAAAGAGAGAATGAGTTATATAAATCGGGTGCCATTAGTAAAAAAGAATATGAACAAACAACAAATAGACTAAAAGAATTAGCAAAATCACACAAACAAACACTTCAATCCGAAAGTGCTGAATTAGGAAAGTTAATAGTCGAAACAAACAGTCTAAATGTAAGTAAGAGAGAATTAACAAACACCGTAAAGATTGAAAACCAAATCAATCAATTAGCGAAAACAAGTTACATCGCACTCAATGATACATTGTCGCAAACAAGAAAAAAATACAAATTATTATCTGATGAAGAGAGAGATTCTGCAAAAGGTCGCAAGTTGTTACAAAAAATAGACGACCTTGACAAGAAGTTAAAACAGATTGACCAAAGTATGGGACAATATCAACGACATGTTGGTATGTATGGCCGTGAGATAACAGATTTAGAAAGGCGATTGGAAATACTTAATCGTGCTCAACAAAGGCAAATTAAAAATAATACAGAAGGTTCTGCAAACTATAATAAAAATCAGGAAGCCATCCGCAGAACTACCGATGAACTGAACAGGCTAAATGCTCAAACAAATATCTATAACAATAATTCAAAAAACACAATCAACTATAATAATGGTTTGATTGGCTCATTCAGAAGTTTAGGAGCCGCAATGGGAATAACAATCGGTTTGTATTCGGGCATAAGAGTTTTTGGAGCATTTGAAAAAATGGACGAGGACATTGCGGATGTTATTAAAACGACAGGAAAGTTAAGGGGGGAAGTAAACGAATTGAAAAAAGAATTAGCAACCATTGACACCGCAACCAGTATGAATGATTTACTTGGTATCGTTCAGTCAGGTGGTAGAATGGCTATACCCGATGAAGAATTATTTGATTTTGCGAAAAATGTCGACATGGTTTACGTTGCGCTCAAAGATGAACTTACAGGTAATGCAGACGAAATCGCTACGGAGTTAGCAAAATTGACAGGTATATTTAAGTTGGATGAAGAATATGGAACTACTGCTGAAGGTTTGAAACGTATAGGTTCTGCTATCAACTTCTTATCTGCAAACACTAAGGCTCAATCTCAATATATATTAGAGTCAACTCAAAGATGGGCGGGTTATGCTCACATGATGGGGTTGACAATGGGAGATACTTTAGGGTTTTCTGCAACACTCGATGAATTAGGAATCAATCTTGAATTGGGTAGTACGGCTATTCAAAAGTTTATGGGAAAAATTGCATCAAGTCCAGAAATTTACAAAGATTTGGCAAAAAGCGTAGGGATGACATCCGAAGAGTTTGATAATTTATTCAAAAATGACCCAAATGAGTTATTTATACAGATATTAGAAAGTGTTAATAACAGCAAAGAGGGGATGGATAAGTTAAGTTTTGTTATGAAGGAACTTGGTTTGGATGAAGAAAGACAAAGATCCGTAATTACAGCATTAGTTGGAGACACTGATAAACTTCGTTATAATCAAAAGTTAGCCAACGAAGAGATGGAACGTGGCACTTCTATTGTTTCAGAGTTTAATATCAAAAATTCAACACTTGGTGCTAATGTTCGTAAAATTGGAAATGACTTTAAGAATTATTGGTACAATAGTCCATTATTAGAGTGGTTACGTGGAGTGTCAAAACATATCGCTGATAACTCCGAATTGTATGGAAAACTTTTAAAGATTGTAGGGATATTAACAGGCGTGTACCTGGTGTATCACGGTACTATGAAAGTAGGTACATTTATCGGTAACACATATCATAAAATGTTAGTCCTACACAGATACGCAATGATACAATCTGCATCTGCAGGTGGTGGTCTATCTGCTGTAATGGTCCGTTTGAATGCAGTTATGTCCAAAAATCCGATAGGTATGGTATTGCTTGGTATAACTGCATTAGTCGGTGCATACTACGCTCTATCTAATAATGTCAAAAAAACAATCACTCAAAAAGAAGTTTTGAATGAATTAAATCAGAAAGTTATACAAAATACCGCTGAGGAAGAGGCTAAAATTAAATCTTTATTGTTAGTCGCAAAAGACAAGGCTCAATCCGACGAAAACAGAAAAAAAGCTATTGAAGAATTGAATAGAATTTCTCCTGAATATCTTGGAAATTTAACGATTGAAACCATCAATACACAAGAAGCCACTCAAGCTGTCAAGGATTACATACAGCAACTCCGAATTAAAGCAATGGAAGAGGCTATCAATTCAAAGAGAGCCGAATTGTATAGAAAGCAAATTGATATACAGTCTGAATATGAAAAGAAAAACAAAAAAACGGATAGCACTTGGGAAATAGTAAAAAGAGGCGTTACAAATTCTGATGCATTTGATGATTACCTTAAAAATCAAAATGAAGTTACGAACGAATTAAAAGTGTTGGATGATTTAACACTTAAAAATCAAAAAGAGTTTCAAGACTCAAGAGCTTATTTAATTGAAAACGATATCCGAGCGTTGGACACTTGGTATTCTGATCAAATAGTAGCCGCAAAAGGAAATCAAAAAGAAATAGAAAAAATCAATTTGGAATGGGAAAATAGAAAAAAAGATTTGTCAAAAAAGAAGTACACAAATGACGATGACGACGATGACGACGATGACGACGATGACGACGATGACGACGATGACGACGATGACGAC